ACTCTAGATAGCTCAGGTAGGCGAGATAGACCGCCTGCAGCCGCTCCGGCGTCATGATAGCGCCTTCCCCCTCCTTCGTCACTACCCCGCGAATGAAGGCGCGGACCTCGCTCACGGGAACCGTCTGACCGTCGGCGTCCACCAGCGGCGGCGGGGCAGAGAGCAATTCGGCGAGGGTGACGTCGGTGTTGTTAAACACCCCCTCATAGGTCACCACCGAACTCTGCAGCCGGTCAGCCTCAGCGGCGAGGTCGTCTGCCGACGGGTCAGCCCCGTCATGGTCGAGCCTGAAGTCTCGGATGTAGTCGTTCATCAGGAAGGTGAACGTGGCGCGCCTCTCTGGGTCGTCTTTGGAACTCAACCCAGCCCGGTCGGCGAGAAGCTCGATGTTCTGCGCCGTCGCCCCGCCGATTGCACCCGTCTCTTCGGCGGTCCTGAGGCGGGCCGAGGTCTCCGCCTGCTCCTTCGAAAAACTCGCAAATGTCTCAGGGGTCAGCTTCTCGGCGTAGACTGACATGTCCACCGCCGCCCATTGTCGGTCTGACAGGCTGTTCAGCAGGTTCACGACGGCGGGATCATCGACGACCGCCCCGCCGCTGTTGAGGGTCAGCAGCCGATTATACACGTCGGTCGGTAGCTGCGACCGCTCCACGGCGGACAACGACTTCAAGTTCCCGGCGGCGGCGAGGCTGGTGGCCCTGTCCACAAGTGCCTTCTGAGCGCCTGCGGCTGCGTCGGTTTGGAGCTTGAGGCGGCCTGTGAGGTCTTCTGCGATCTTGTCGCGGTCGTAGGCGTTGGCGTTGGGCAAGTCGCCGACCATTGCGAGGGCCTTCGAGATGTCCCCTCCGGCCTGAGAAATCAGCATATCCGCCTGCAACGACCAACCGTCCTCCTCGGTGGCGAAGACAACAGCCCTCGTCAGAGGGTCGTTCTCGGTGAGTTGCAGCTCTCCCTTCTCCACGGCGGTGGCGTACAGCTCCCGCGCACGGGCGCGGGATGCGTCGGTGTCCAGCATCAGCGCGGAACTGATCGCCGTCCGATGCAGCGCATCGACGCGCGTCTCCGCGATGGCCGCCACCTGATCGAGGCTGACGGTGGGGTCGCCAGCGTACTGGCTGACGGTGCTGGACCTGACCAGCGCGATCTGCTCGGCCATGGCAGCGTCGCTGGCAAAGGAGAGGGAGGCCATCTCGATGGCGTTCTGCGCGGCCCCGGCCTTGAGAGCGGCGCGGTGCTTCTCGCTTTCCGCCAGCTCATGGCGGGCAGCGAGGTCGAGGAGGCTGGCTTGCCGCTGAGCGGCGTACTTCTCCATCGCCATGGAGGCGCTCTTGGTGAGCGTTCGGTGTTGGTCCGCATACTGGGCGTAGAAATCCGTGGTCGCCTTCTGCGTCCTTTCGGTCAGGCCGACGGCGCTGCCCTGCTCGGTGCGCATGATGCCGGTCTCGGTGTTGTAGAGAAAGTCCCGCTCGAAGTCGCTGTAGGCCTTCTGCATTTCTAGGAGCGCGGTCTCGTCGTAGCGCGCCTGCATCTGGATGCTGAACTGCTCCAACACCCCGCCGAGCGATTGCAGCGTCCGAGAGTTGAAGCTCAGGTCCGGGAGCTGGAGGTCTTGGTAGGGGGTGTCCGCTGGTGCCCCCTCGATCCCCCCGAGCGGCTTCGCACCTTGGTCTTCAGGGGTCGGGATGGTAATCGCCATGGGTGCGTTCCTTATCAGCTAGTCAGGTCGAGGTTGGTACCGCCGGAGGCGCTGAACCCCTGCAGACCACCGACGATGCCAGCGAAGAGCGGGTTGATCGAGCGCGCCTGCAGGCCGTACAGGCCCGCCTGCGCCCTGAAGTTGACCCCCTCGATCTTGGCCCTCCGGGCTTCGCGCTCGATGTTGCCCTTCAGCGTCAGGATGTCTGACGCGCCTGCGGTGGCGAGGTCTTCCTGCAGCATCGCGGATGTGGTCCCGATTTCGTTCATGATCAGCCCGCGAGATGACAGCGCAGCCCGCGCCGTCCCGATGGTCTGGTTGATCCGGGTGCGGGCGCGCTCCGTCGCGATGGAGCCGCGCTGGATGATGTCCGCCTCGTTCTGCGCGGCGATCTGCGCGTTGTTCTTCGCGACCGCCGCCTGATAGTTCGCCTGATCCTTAGCCGCCTGCGCCTGACCGTAGGCTCCGACGGCGGACGCCGCCGTCGAGGCGAGTACTGCGGCGGTCAGCAGAGAGACGCACATATCAGATCACCTTCTTGTAGATGGCCCCGGCGTTCTCGTACCCGAGCCGTGAAAAGAAGGCCCCAGCCTTCTCGTTGTCGATGCCAGCATACACACCTTGGCGGATCAAGTCAGCCCCATGTTCTGCGGCCCACTTTTCGAAGTGCCGAACCATCAGGACGCCAGCCTTGGTGCCGCGATAGGCTTGGGTCACATAGACCCCGTACTCCACCGCGACGTTGACGTTGACCCAGATGTCGCGCTGCACCTCTCCGAGCATCGCCCCGATCAGGACGCCGTCCTCGGTCTCGACCCCGATGGTCAGCGCCTTCGGGTCGGCGATCAGCGCCTTGATGACGAACAGGGACCGACCGCGATCCAGCGGCCAGTCCTTGTACACCCCAAGCCGGTGCATCTCTGCCCCGATCTGGAAGACCTCTTCGGCCCGATCTTCTGTCAGCTCAATCAGGTGCATACGTACCCCCACCCCCACCCGCACCCTTATATAGGCAGGTGGGGGTGGGGGTAATGCCTGCCTGCCGACTTGGTACGCCGACGTGTCGGCTAGTCATTTCCCCCACCTGTGGAGGTTTACTAAGGCGAAAAGGTGGGGGTGGGGGTGAAAAATAAGGGGTTTTTGCCCCCTTTCCCCCCACCTTGAAAGTCGAGGTGGGGGTCATGACAGGCCCCCCATCACGACGTCGGGTGCCATTGCCAGCACCGACATCGGCAACGGCGCGCGTTGCTGCACCACCACCTGCCGCTGTTTCGACCAGTCGCCTTTCAGCGTCACGGTCATCTCGTCGTTGACCATCTGGATCGGCTGGCCGTAGTTCGCCGGCATCCCAAACTTGGCTTCGCGCATCTGATCTTCGCTCGGGCCAGTCCACATGCCCAGCGTCCGCTCCAGCTGGATCGTCAGGCTGCTGATGTTCTTGGCTGCCCCGAGGGACGACGCGCCGTTGGTGTAGGTGGCCAGCGGCAGGGTCGTGATCTGGCAGATATAGGGCAGGCCGACGTGGATGCGGCTGGCCGCGATGGGCAGGGTCACCGACCCGTTCGTCACGGTGAGCCCCGTGTAGGCATAGCCGTTGGCGGCGGCCACCACTGTTTCGCCCTCAAGGTGCCAAAGCCCCGAGACGGTGGTGACCGCCTTTCTGACCACGCCGCCGGAAGAGAAAGCAGCGAAGCCAGACCCGTCGAAGGCGTCGCCTGCATTGTACAAGGCAAAGGTGTTCGTGGTGGCGTTTGCGACCGTGAAACCGTAGCCGTTGTAGTTCTGAGACAGCCTTTTCCGCTGTGTGTTTTCGGTCGTCTTTTCAAAGATGCCGCTGATGTCGACGGTGTTGCCGTTGCTCAGCCCGTGGCTCGGGGCGGTGATGACCACAGGGTCCGCCGCCGTCGCATTGGTGATCGTGATGGGCGCGTCAAGGCTGAGCCCAGCGTCGACGCAGAACGCGTCTGGCAGGTCTTCGAACAGGCGCTCATCGAGGCGCTCGATGAAGACCTTGGTCACGTTGTTGATCACCCGCTCGACCGCGAAATAGACCACATCGTGGTCGCCCTCGCGCACGACGGTCACGCTCTTGTACTTGCCCAGCGTCGTGGCCCGCGTCCACGCATAGACCTCCTGCTCCTTCTTATAGGTCAGGACCACGCAGATGCCGTCATCCCTGACGCACCAGACGTTCGCATATGGCGACGGGGCGAAGGCCCAGTCCACGACGTCGTTGTAATCGAACAGGTGGCGGGCGAGGACGGTCAGGTCCATGCCGCTGAATTTGTCGCTGGCGAAGTCATAGCTGATCTCGCGCACCGCCTGCCCGAGGCTCATGTACAGGCCGACGTCGCCGGCCACGATGGGGGACAGGGAGGTCGACCCGTAGAAGGACTGCGGCTTGATGCTGATCGTCGCCGGGGTGAACGGCTCATCCGTGGACCCCTTGATCCTGTACTCGCCGCCCGATGTCAGGAGCAGCAAATCGGACAGCGGCAGGATGTGCCTGATCTCGTTGATCCGGTTGGCCGCAATGGTCGCCACGATGCTGTCGTCGTCGCGCAGCGGAGACGCGGTGGAGAAACTGTAGAACGTCCCAGCTTGCGTCATCCAGAACCTGCTCGGATAGGTCACGCTGTTCGCGTAAATCTGGCGCTGCTGGAAGAACCCCGTCGTGCTGGGATAGTAGCCGGCCCCTTCCTCGAACGGATTAAACGACTGCGGGCAGGTCTCGAGGCTGTCATCTTCGATGAACTCGTCTCTGAACTCGGTCGAGATCGTCGTGCCGATGAAGACGTAAGACCCCACCGTGCTGCGGTAGATGTTGTACCCGACGGCGTTGGTGGCTGCCGTCCAGCTGATGGTGTTGTCGAACTTCTGGGCGGCGCGGGATACGATGGCGACGCACAGGCGCACGGTGCCGCCGGAGACATAGGTGGAATAGGCTGTGCTGTTCACCGGAGAGCGCGAGAGCGTCATCAGGGTAACCTGCGTGGCACCTCCGCCTGTGGTCACAGACAGCACCATGAACCGGCGGCCATTGAGCTGCGTCATCCCGACGACGCCGGTGATCTCGAACTCGTCGCCGAACTTGAGCAGCCCGCCAGCCGCCGTTCCGCTCAGCGTCACGACGCATGGGTTGGCCGTGGTCACGCCGGTGATGGTGTAGGTGGTTCCTGTCGTCCCAGCTTGGCTCTCGGTGTTGCTGCCAGCAGCGACAGCAGTGACCTTATAGCGGATGCCGTCTCCGGTCACATTGAGCAGCAGGGTGCTATCAGCGACGTTGGCGACGCCGCCCTGATCGGTTCCGTCGAACAGGATCGTCGCCCCGTCCACTGCGGTGACCCGCAGCGGCTCAAGCCCATTGAGGTAGTTACCGATGGTCGTGGAGTTTCCGGTGATGTTCACCTCGGTCCCAGTGGTCAGCCCGTGAGAGCCGCTTTTGGCGACCCCGCGCACCGGCTGCTCCCCCTTCAAGTCCCAGCCCTCGTACTTTTCGGCGTAGTTGCTGACAACCGCGATGCTGGTCGGCGGGGACTGCTCTGGCGTGAAGGACACGGCCAGCATGGTCCAGCTCGTGTTGGTGATCCTGACCAGCTCGTATGGCGGGTGGCTGGGGTGGCACAGGGTCAGCACGTCGCCGCTTTGGGCATAGCTGACATCGAACAGCTGCGCCGCCGTGTACGGCGAGGCCACGGTGTACACGCGCTGCGCGGTCCCGCCAGAGGTGTAGGTGCCGGTGATGGTGATGGCCGCCCCTTCGAGGGTGCTGACGGTAAAGGTGTTGGCCCCTGTGACGGTCACCTTGACGTTGCGACCGTTCAAATTGGTGATGCCGCCCAGCCCAGTCAGGTACACCTCATCGCCGGTGGCGTACCCGTGCGCGGTGGCCGTAATGGTGGTCGACGTGCAGCCGGTGATCGTCTTGGCCGCCTCGACGATCTGCCCGCCTTGACTGTGAAAGCGGATGTACTGGTCCCCCAGCTCGACGACAAAGGTCTGCTCGCTGTTAAACTCGAACGGCAACAGCCGCACGGTGGAGCTTTTGGCCTGCGCCACGAACCGCTGGCCTGCCCTGCTGGCCATGCCGCCCTCCACGCGGGCGGTGAAGTTTTCGGCCTTCTCGACCGCCACGGCCCTCTTCGCCAGATCGACGCGGGCCGCGATCTCGCGGGATACTTCGCCGCCTGCAAAGCTGGGCTGGATCAGTCTGGTCATGTCAGGCCCTCGCGTCCATCCATCCTGCTTCACTCATCGGGACTTCTTCGAAGCCCTCGTTCGCATCGGTGGCCATCGCCATGCCAAGCTCGATGTCGGCCAGCGATTTCATGTCGGCCATGCGCTGCCTGTCCCCCGTGATCGGGATCGCGAGGTACTGCGCCAGCCGATAGGCCATGCCAGTGATGAACTGGCTGTCGTACATGTTCGGGTCGGTGATCCGCGCCGTGTACTCGATGGTGATCTCGCTTTCGTTGCAGAGGATCACCTTGTCACCGTCGCTGTTCAGCCCGACCTCGAACCGGATCGGGGGCTTTCCGCCCCCGAGCGGGTTTACGATCCGCAGCATGCGGACGCAGTCGCTGGGGTAAGTGTACATGTAGCCCCAGTCCGCAGGCGCAGTCCCAGACAGGTACGCCGGCTGGAAGAACTTGCGGGCAAATTTCCAAGGATGGCTCCGAAGCACCATGTCGCGCACCTCGTCATACACGAGGTTGACCTGTTCGGCCTCGGTCGTCGCCTCGTCGAGGGACGTGATGTCGAACCGATCACCAAGGTGCTGAAGCGCCAAGCGGGCGATCTGGACTTCGGATGCCATGTCTTACTCCTCGGATGCTTTGGGCCGCGTTGCCTTGGGCTTGCGGGCGCTGGCGGCCTTTTCGGTCTTGGCCAGCTGCACCTCATCCACCAGCTTGGGCTTGATGGGCTTGCGCTGCCCCTCTTCTTCCAGCGCGGTCTCCAGCAGCTGGGGGTCGTCAATGATCTCCGCGTCGAACGGCAGCATGCCGGTCACAGCAAAGGCGTCGGGCAGGCTGTACACCTTGCCAGCGTTGCTGCCCCGACCCATGCGGCCGAAGGCGGGGTGGTAGAAACCACGGCGGTTAAAGCGGACGTTGATTGGCATGTCTCTCTTCCTTCAGATGAGGGCGAGGGCCACCATGTGGTGGCCCTCACTGTAGCTTACGAGTTCCCGTCGGGATAGGCCCGCCAGACGGAGGGCTCCGACGTGATGAACGCGTTGATCGCGCCAGCCGTCAGGGCCGCCGTGCCGACCGTGGTCAGCAGGCCGACGTACCGCTCGTAATCCTTGCTGGCCGAGGGCGGCAGCGGGATCACGCGGGTATAGCCAGCGACAAGGGCAGCCTTGCCGATGGCTTCGGTGACCGCATGCACCGAGGCACTGCCGTCGGTGGCGATGGCAGCCTGCGCGTCGGAAGCGAGCGAGAACTGCACAGTCGCCGCACCGGCGGAGGTCACGGCCGTGGTCACTTGGATGACCAGATACAGCGGCTGTCCGTCGCCGATCTGGTCACCACCGAAGTCGATGACATCGCCATGAAGGGCGGTGCCAGTCGCAGTTGCCAGAGCAGCGGCGTCGCTGATCTCGAGGCGTTCGTCGAGGATCATGATGATCTCCTTCTGAGTTCGGTCGCCTTAGACGACGCGGGCTTCGTTGATGGCCAGAGCATCCACCCGACGGATCGGGTAGCCGCCCCACGAGGTCTGCATGGTGCCGCCGACCATGTCCGTGGACAGGGTCGAGTTCTTGACGGCGTTCGAGGTCTGACGACGCAGGAAGCCGAGGATCGACTTGTCCATGTACCAGACCGTGCGGCCGAACGAGGCGTTCGGGATTTCCGACAGGGCTTGGTGCATCAGGTCGTTCAGGTCAGCGCCGGTCGTCAGATCGGCCGTCAGCAGCGAGCGGTCGATGTTCGCGATCCGCACGATGTAGCGCCAGTCGCGCACGACCAGACCAGCATCCCAGCGATAGTGGGTGCGGTAGGCCTGCATGCGGCCGCCGTTGCCGTCCGCGTCCTCGATGGTCACTTCACCGAGATCGCGCTGCTGGATGCCAGCACGGCTGCCCTTCGGCACGATGCCGTGGCAGGTGTTGGGCGACCAGCAGACCAGCCAGACGCTTGCATTGTCCGATCCGGTCCCGCCGGCATCAATGATGTTCGCGCCGTTTTCGGCCGACAAGTCATTGAAACGAGGGGCAAATCCGGTGAACTCTTCCGGCGCGGTCGCTTCGTCCCCGTAGAACAGGGTGTCGGCGATCTCTTGGTTCATCCCCTCGATATGGGGGCGGTCTTCCTGCATGCGGAACGCAGCGGGGTTGCCGGCCATGTCGACCAGCGCCTTGTCCACTTCGGCATAGTCTTCGAGCATGCCGCAGTTGTCCGTCACCTGCACGGCGCGGGACTTGGTGGGCTGGACACCGCCGTACAGCTTGCGCCACGTCGGGGTGGGCAGGCCCGACCGGATGGTCGAACGGTGGCCGGTGGGCAGGTTGCCCTCGAGCCAAGTCATGTCCGCGAGGATTTCGTTGGTCTCGTTCAGGATTTCGACCACGTCGGCGATGGAGCCATCGGGATCGGTGACCTTTGCCAGATCGGCGAGGGTCGGGTTTTTGACGCTGAGAACAGCCATTTTGGCCTCCTTTGGTTACGTC